AGCGAAGACGGCGGATATCGTCCATTATCCTTTTCTTGGCCTTGCGTGCATTAAGGCAGGGTATAAAGAACGACGACCCCACCTTAAAGTTCAGCCAGTTTATTTCATACTTTACTGATTCCACTTGCATCGGTTGTCTCTGCTGGTTTTGCAGCTACTAAGCTATCCACATCAATAAACTCTGAGTTGTTGCAGTCTAACACTAAGCAGCGCACGCCAGCTGACGCCACGCTCATGCCTTTAGACAGCCGCTTGTTCATTATTTCTACGAGCAGACCTTTCTCCTTAAGTTCCTTGACCGTCTCAGTGTAGTCCACTTGGTAGTCAACACAGTCCTTGCGGAAGGCAGTGATAGCGATGAACATGCGCTTGGTGTCAGGCTCGTACCGTATCAACAGCTCGCCTCTAGGTTCAACCAGCGGGGCCATCGGCAGGTGTGTGCGCTTGTCCGCGCCTTCATCCACAACAAGAATGTTGTTTATGTGCCGGTATATATAGTCCCCGACCACTGCGCTTACGTTGTTCACGGGAGCCTTTGTTAATGCCCTCATTTCCTGCAGCTTGTCCGTGACCACTTTATACAACCGCGCCATGTTCCAGCCCACGAGCAGCCCGACACGCTCCGCAATAAGACCACCAGTCAGGTTAGCTGCGGCCATAGCCGACCAGTTGCGCTCGCGTGATGTTAGGTTCAGCTCTCTGTCTATCTTGTCCTGCACCCGCTGCAGCGTCGCTAAAACTTCGTCCATATTGCACAGAATGAACTGAATGTACGGAACAATAGCTAAGCCGTAGTTCTCGTTAAGCTGGTGGTCAAACATCTTTTTGCCGTGCGCGGTGCTTATAACATCAGTACCGGTGTACTCAACTTTAAACTCTAATAATCGCATTATCTCGCCGTCAGCCGTTGTCTTAAGCGCACCCATTTTGTCGTAGAATGATGCGTTTGATGATGTAAGTGTTGGTGTACGCCACGTCGTGTTATTCAAGCGCAGCTTGTTCTCGTGCGGGTCACCCTTGTCCTTACCTTTACCCTGCGAGTAGGCGTACACCAGATCAGAGAACGTCTTGGCATCCAAGTTAGTGATCTCGTCCACGGTGTTGATGATGTTGTTGAGTATGCCTACCTTTGTTATACGAGCAACCTTTGTGTCTTCGGAGTTACCCAGTAGCTCCTCGGGGTGCCCACATACGCTGTTTGCCATGCGCAAGATGGTAGTTTTGCCTGTGCCGGCGTACCTGTGGATCATGTTGATGATCGCGCCTTTTTGCCCAGTAAACTTAAGCAGTGGAGCGCCAAAACCGGTCAGTGCACCAAACGCCTGAATCTCCAAGCCTTCCTTGCCGTACAGCGAGAACACTTCTTTCCAGAGTTCTAAGTCCCCGGCGCTTTGTAGATACGGTGCAATCGACTCGGTGATTGAGGACGGTGGGCTGTGATACACCCCGTCCTTGGTAATCTCTCTTTCCCCGACGATAAACTTAGTGTCCCCGTCGGCCCAACCAAATTGTCTTCTCATAACTTCTGCCTTCCTCTTAAATTGCAGCTCTTTCAGAGCGTGTATTACATATGCGTTGATTAATTTAAACTGCGCTTCGGAACCTAAAATCCCGTGCTTAGCTAACTCTCTCCTAAACTCAAGCACCTGCGAAATCTTGGCGTTAGGTACGGTAAAAGTCTTCTTACCGTCCTTCGGTGCGTACAATCTAAACACTGCCACGTCACCCAGCAGGGGGTCACTCATTCGCTTTACAACAAAAAAGTCATGCTCGTAGACCAGCCTAGGCTCGTCATCGTCGTCCAGCTGCACATAAATCCCTCCATTCTTACCGCGGAAGTAGGGCGCTGCGCAGCGTTCTTTACCGTCTATGTCGATGCCATCGTCATCCGTATCTTCGGACGCGGTGTCTCCCGCTGGCAGTGCTGCTTCTTCCCCGGCCGACTCATCGTGCCTGAGTATCTCCCTGCCTAACGATATTGGGCTCTTTACCTTCCCTTTATAGGGGCATCCATCGCAACCTCCCACATTATTTCGCTCAAACACGTCACAAGTGTGGGGTCCAACGATGTGCGATATCTTCTTTTCCACTTCACTGGGGTCATAGTCTGGGTGGTCCGAAGACAACCTGTGTATTGCTACATCCGCGTCAGAGCAAAACTTAGCCACCGATAACGCGTCGAACCATCGCGGTTCGGATAACGCCTCTCGCTCTGTATAGCAGCTTAGCAGCTGCGCACAACCATCCCCCTTTGCGCTTCGTAACATTATCTTGCCAAAGTTACTCCCCATGTTCTCCATCAACGCCTTACCCAGCGCAGACAGTTTCTTTGGTTTAGCGGAAGGCATGAGCTTAATCTCGCTGACGCCCACTATATTGCGGAACGCATCGAAGCTCATGACCGGGGCCACGTGGAGTACTGTTACGATCTTAGGTGGAGTGTCCTTGAAGTTGGGTGTACCCGGTACTCGCAGCACACGTGCCGTTTCAAAGACATTGTAGTCCACGTAGAACTTATGCTCGTCGCACAACTGCCTGAACCTGTCGGCCACAGGCTTCCATTGTGTAGGACTGATTACGGTGTCAAGCGTCCAGTACACGTGCAGACCGCGCCCTGAGTTCACAATAGTCGGTCTTGGTAGACCAACGGCGGTGCAAAACTCTTTGAGCTTATCGGCCCCAGCAGCTTGGCTGATGTACCCAGCAGGTCTGCCGGTCTTTGGGTCTATCTCCGCCTTGGCCGGACCGCAGTCAATATCCAGCCAGAACGCCTTTAAAGATAGGACGTTATCCTGTTTCCTATTCTCATCGGTTATAAACTTAGCAACACCAAAATACACATCCAATTTTCTAGCGACAAACTTTTTGACTACAGCGTCCACTTCTTCCCTAGTAGCAACAAGTGTCTGGTTCGGCCTGCCCGAGGAATCCAACCCAAGTATGCAGAACCAGCCTTCTTGTGGCTGTACGTACTCTAGTAAGTCAAAGTTTTCCATGGTGTTACCGCAGCGTAGTCAGTAGGGCTTCTATTTTAATTTTTGTGTTTAGACTGGGTTTTGATGCGCCAACAAACCAGTTGTACACCGTCTGCCGACTGACTCCTAGGCGTGCAGCTAGCACAGAAACGGGCATATTGTTACGTATGCACACCCTGCCCAACTTTACGCCTAGTAGTTCTTCGCCTGCGGACCTATTGAGCTCAACTATTCTCAATGAGTATCCTACGCTCATTAGCTGACCCCGCCCCATTCGCTGATTACGGAAGCCAGTTTATCGGAGACTGCTTCAGCTTCTGGCTCTTCACGCGCCTTTGTGCGCTTTACAGGCTCGGGCATCGGCTCGTCGTCATCCGGTTCTTCTGAGCGGGTAACCTTCGGTGCGGGCTTCGCTGCTTCTTTCTTCGCCTCAACCTTGGGTGGCAGCTTTGTTACGCCGTCAGCTTGAGCAACCGTGATGCGAGTGTACCGCTGTGTTTCTGGGTTAGCCTGTGCAAACTCAACAAGATCAAGCTCGGCATCAGTAAGCTGCCGGGTAGGGGAGAACAGCAACTCCATACCATCGGCGTTAATGTCGTAGCTTATAGTCGTTACCACCGTATCGGGCGCTTCACGATTCATAAAGAGGTACTTGAAGTAGCTCTCGAATGGATGCACATTACCAGAGCCTTTACCAAACAAAGACTTTGCCGGGATACTAAACTGGTACACGTCTCCCGAGGTGTCACCCTCAAGCAGTATGGCAACGCGGCGCTGGTATCGACACGCTTTACCGCCGTTGTCACCGGAGCCCTTTATGTTCTGCGGGCAGTCAGCGCAGTTGGAGTGCTGTGGGTCGCTAACGTCTGCCTCGGGCTTGTCGCCCTGATTAGACCAGCAGTTTGGTGCAGTGGCCTCCTTGTTAGGGTCGTACTTGTCTTCGTAGTACACTCGGCTCACTTCGGTGAGCATACCCACGATGATTGCGTTGAACGAGTCACGGATCGGGTCACCCACCTGCTCGCCGTTGATGATCTTGCGGAAAATGCCCTTGTTGCTGGTCTGAATGCGGCGAGTGAACACCTTAGCTGACGAGGCCAGTTGTTGACCGAGAGCACTTGCCCTACGACCGGTAGAGGCAATCACTTGTGACTGGTTGTTAAAAATGGATACGTCTTTACTCATCACTATCTCCTACTTTGCTGGTTGGTTTGCGTACGCTTATCACGTAGTGTTGTTTGGACTGCAGCCCCATGGGCACGGAGTCCTTGTTCATCGAAAGAAACTCTTTCATGTTGCCGTTGTGTATGCGCTTCTCAAGCAGATGGTACGCATCGTGTTCCCCCACAAACTGATAAAAACTATCCCAGTCGCTAGTCCAGTAGCTGGACTGCAATCGTCGGCTTATCGTGCCTTCGGGGGTTGATATAGTGTTTGCGTCTTCCGCGTTACACAGCTCAAGCAGCGTGTTAGCTATTAAGTCCTGCTTCTCCTTTATTTCTTTTGCCTTGTCGTCGAGGGCCTTGATTTCATTACGCATTTTTATATAAATACTAGCCAGTGTTGCAGCATTCAGGTCGCTCACGGTAATCCTCCTTTTGGGTTTCCGGGAGAGTTAGTGTACCTAAATACTTTACAGTGTCAAGTGTTTATTTCGTTGTACAGCTCGATTATTTTCTTGTGGTTGTCTATGTTGTAACGCAGCATGGAGTACAGCTTAGCCTCGACCTCACTGCCTTTTATGTGCACGATGGTCATGGGGTTGTGCTGCCCCGGCCGGTCTATGCGGGCGTTTGCTTGCAGGTAAGTCTCTACGCTTGTCACCGGTGCGTACCAGATTATGGTGTTAGCCGCGGTAAGTGTAAGCCCGTGGGATGCAGCTTGTGGCTGTATGATCAGCACGTATGGGTCTGGGTCGTTTTGGAAGCGCTGAATTATTTCACTGCGTTTGTTTACCGATACTTGCCCAGATATAACGCCGCACGATATTTTGTGCTTAGTAAGGAACGTCTCCAACAGCTCTATCGTGTGCGTAAAAGGCACGAAGACAAGCACCTTGTGGGACGACTCCTCGATAACCTCCAGCACCACGTTCAGCCTATTCTTTACGTCAAACTCCACAACCTCATTGTTGTCCGTGTAAACGGCGCCGCCCGATATCTGCAGCAGCTTGTTGATGTTAACGGCTGCGTTGACTGAGGTTACTTGCTCGCCACCCGCTTCCATAATCATCTTCTTCTTGAGCAGGTCGTAGTACTTCTGCTGCTGTGGGGTAAGCGGAGCCTCCCGTTCTACGTGGGTCACTGGGGGCAGGTCCAAGCACTGGCTTTTCTTGAACCGTATGGCCGGCTGCAGTAGCTGGTGCACTATCTTGTCTGCGTCTCGGTTCGGTCGCCATATATACTGCGTGGCTTTGTACATCACTTTGTCGCGGAACTGCCCGAAATACTTTGGAGAATTATCTGGGTTTACGATCCTAGCCAGACCGAAGGCGTCGGTGGGCGACTGCGCAGCTGGAGTGCCCGTCAGCAACCACACCCAGTCCATTTCCGAGGCCAGCGAGTTTATAACTTTCCATCGGTCGGTCTGTACGTTTTTTATGTAGCTAGCTTCATCAG